CACGGAGTTTGGACTTCCGTTGTTTTCTCTAATTAACCCGCGACTACCTTTCGGTAGCCACCACCCTAGGACTTAGAACGTCCTTGGTTAGCTCACTTCATCTTGAAGTGCTGTCCTGTGGCGATGACTCAACGTCATCACTAACAGCGCTCGCTCCAATTTGAGGCCTGGTAAAGAACCAGGTTGTGAGATCATCCAAGGAGGTCTGAAGCTCATGAGGGTACACCTTAACATCGTTATAGGCACCCGCATCCTTCAACATCGAAACTTCGATGGTGTAGGGACGGTGATTGGTGATCCTGTTCGTGAGAACAGATTCCCAGTCAATTACCTTTACGGTGTCGAGCATGTGCCCGAGCATCAGAGTCCGAGGGCTCCCATAGAAGACGAGAGATCGTCTTCCTAACGTCGAGGTATTCACTGACAACCCGAGGGTTGACAGAATTGTGGCTTCTGGTAAAGAAGTCCAAGAGTCCCTCAACGTTATTGCGTTGTCTCGTCGCATTTCGGACAGATATTGTCCAAACGCGGACTTCGTCCCGATGTAAGCGAGAATTCCATCTTTTTCTAAGATGAGATTCATCGCTTCCACAAAAGGACGCGAGACCTCGCGATCCAGCTCCGTGGATACCCACAATCCTGAGGTACTTTCGTACCTGTGTAGGAATGAGGGATTCGGCTGTTCTTGATGCATACCATAATCCTTTATTAAAGAGATTGTTGGATGTGTCTACTACAGCCTGGCACGAAGCCGGACTGTTGGCGACCAGTGTTTTTGGTTTGATGGGGGTAATATCATAACCCATGAATCCATCAACGCCACAGGACTCTCTAAAGTGTCCGTGAATATAGCTTTTGGCCTTATTCACTTTCAACTGAAGAAGTTCCATGGCACGCACTAGTCGCTCGTACCCGTGTGTCGGCAAAATAATATCATCGCCGAACACACGAACCTGGGTACGACGTCTTTTTAGTGACGCCCAAGTGACAGCTTCATTCTTGCTATAGGTTGCACCTAAAGCAATACAAAGCATCACTAAAGACATCACTGGAAACGTCGTAGCTGTACCCTGCGAGGCGAATTTCCGTAATGACAGGAAACTCATCTCATCAGAAACTTCGTCTCTGATGTACCTCGTACGTGCGGCGTGCAAAGCGCGAAGTAAGGAAGGATTCTTCCTCAGTAAGCGCTCCACGGTCCAACACGTAAGACGATCACTAGCATCTGACAAATCGACAGTTGCTAATGATCTATCTCGGGATGCTTGCAAGACCATACGACCTGATTTGCTCTGGTCCTTGAAGTCAATGAAATGTGTTCCAAACAGAACACGACATTGATCAAACAAGAACCGTAGCACCAGTTGCTGACACCACTGATGTGAGTCAGGTTCTGCTGCTATGAGCCTAGGACCTTTAGCGGTCTTCGGCACGCATATCAGACGTGCAGCTACCTCATGAATAGGTGGCTGGTCCACTCCGGATGTGGCAAAAGTGCCACACTTTGAGAATGGAAAAGTCTTTTCAAGCTTGTGCGGCCAGTTTGGGAATAGGGATTTCTCCCAATTCTTAAGCCGTTCCGCTACAGCACCGGGTCCATGCTTAAAGCCGATACCTCCGTTCCGTTCGAACAAGTACTCTGAGAAGAGTACAGGGTCTAGCGGTTCCATGGTACCGAAGATAAGATCAGCTACCTGCTGAATCTTATCGAGGAGGTGAAAGTCTTCCACCTTTCGTCCTGGCGAACGTTCTGGATTTTCCATATAGAAAAGCCCAGTATGATCAGCCAGTTCGGGGCGGATGTAATCAAGAGCCTGCACAACATGTACAGAATCGTGATTACGAGACCAATCCACCATAGTAGGAGAAGTATCCACATCATCAGGACCTTCCTCTAAGCACTCTTCTTTTGATAGGAGAGTACTAGGAAAAAGATCAGGATGACAGAAATCGCCACCGAAAGGATGGCTATCTCTGGGATGTAGCCGGTCGACACGTACTCTCGTACGGTCGAATCGACCTTCTTCTCTGAGACGTAGTTCATCGAGTTCCCAGGTAAAACTGGGATCCCGGAGGCTGCGCTCAATGTCATGGTACTCACTCACTTTCTGTTGTTTACGAAAGTGAGCAGGTTCCACCTCTATTCTCTTGCCTATAACAAGTAGGCAACGTAGAAAATAGAGGGCATTGACATCTACCTCACGCTTTAAGCAAGCGTCAATGTCAAACACACGTAACCATAGTCCCGAGAATAATCTCGGCACTTGGGTCTTACGAGAAACCCTTTTTGATAAGGGTCCCTCTAAGATAAGACGCCCACTCTCTAAACCACTCAACAAGAGTGATTCGAGGTGCGGAAGGTCTAGCGTAAATAAGTCTAGACCTCGCGTTTGACAATAAAGGGCCAGTCTATCCAAATCTTTGGACAAACTACCCTCTAACGCCGGGTACGACTTCAGGACGTCCGTAAGGATACCTGAAGCAACGTGGAGTAGAGCATTAACTTGGCTTTTCATGTGTTCTCCTATTCTGGTGAATGCATCCAAGCCACAGAACCTGCCCTAATCGCTTCGAGTTCCTCTCGTAGTCAGTAGACTACGACTCGAAGTTCATCAACTGGTCAATCTTCGCCGAATTCAAAAAGGCAAAGAGGCCGAGCGCAACGTTACGTGGATCAGTCAGGGTATCACCCTGCTGATTCTCAATAACGGTATACACCTTCCTTACGGAAGATGTAGTCGCCGGCGCCACAGGAAAGACCGTGTGAATAAGTTCGACGTTGTGACGATCAATCATCACTTGTCGAGACTTGTTCAGATACGAGCTATTCCGAATGTGGAGACGAAATTCCTCAGTAGCAGTCCGGAGCAAGTATTCCGAAGAATATTTGTCCTGATTGATACGTACGAGGTTCTTCGCCACCGCGTTGATGGTGACGACTGCAGGATCTGCGAACATGCTTATACTCCTAGTAGTTTCATTGTTACCGATAATAGAGCAAAATACGCTCCGTTATCGTCTCGCTTTTGCGATATACAACGAAGCTACTATGCCCATTTGACTTCCCGAAAGGAACGGGAAATGAGCAGTAGGAAGAGACGGAACGACAGGAGTGCGAGTTCTCTCTTCACGGATATAGTGGCCTTCAGTAGTGACAAAAGTCACACCTTCGGCCACAGTACCCGTTTGACGAGGTAATCTCGCGTGTCTCCTGGTGTCCTTTATTATCGTAACCGATGATAAAGTGGCTGGTATAACGTTCCTTTGGATACTAAGATAGTCTCCTAAGGTAGTACACCAGTCAATTAGCCACGACCACGGCATTGCTTCGTATAAGGAAGCTAGAGTATCGAAGGATACCCTACCTCGCCCTATACCAAGCACCGCTCGTCTAGCTAAAGACCTTTGTACTTCAGGACTCAACAGATGTGTGGGTGCATGAGTCGGTTTCCACCGAACGTGTCCCTTAACCTCTGAGGTTACTCTGCGCTCGTACCGATCATTATATGTGTTCGGATTCGATTGCACCTGGATATAATCACTCCAGTCGCATGCAGAGCGTTTGTCTAGAAGTACCGTTCGCCGATACCCTGTGGTGTCGATCAGCTTCTTAATGACTTTGACACGTCTTTCGACATGTTCATTGAAATTAATCAGCTTAACGATATCGCTGACCAAAGGATTAATCCCAAATTGATATCTGAGATTATTTCTGGCTGCTCCCTTTATGACACCATCACCGATGGTGTTTTTAAGGAGGAGAGCGAGGTCACCTAACTCCAGTAACAAAGCCGGTACGTCGACAATAGGTCGACTCGGATTTGTTCTCGCTGCCGCTTTGGTGGCGTACACCGAGTTAGAGAGGGTACCGAGTGAAGGCCATGCCCACGCAGAAGGATAGGTCCGCATCATCTGATCGATGGTGTAGTCCACACAGATGGGAGTAATCCCACCTGAGCCTCCTGTCGTAGACATCAAACCTCCCTCACTAGTGAAACGAGTTACACTAAAAGGGTGGTTATCTCCTTCGTACACTTCATCGACACATGTTTCAGAAACATAGTCGAATCCGGTACTCGGAGACGTCTCGACATCGTGCCACTTACAGTAGCCCCTTTGGCGCCACTGTGAGCGCGTTCGTGTGCGAGTTGGCATTCACTTACTTCCTACAAGAGGGATATGTCCATCATTTCGGGGTACTACCCCCTGGATAGACATGCGGGGATTCTTT